ATCCTAGATGCTCGTATAGAGAACGGCAAATTGAAGCAAGAGATGTACGACCTAAAGAAACACAATATGAACTTAGAGAAAGCCCTAGAGGCGTGTATGGATGGAATTTAAGAGGAAGATGCTTAATGGTCAGCGATTCGAGATCAATGGTATGGAGTTCATATGCCTAGAGACTTGCATCGCATTACAGACCAGAGTCGATGGAGAAGATCCAGATATAGAAGTAGGAGGCAGCTACTACATAGTACGCAACACCTCAACAGGAGGTCTACACAAGATCCCCTTCAAACGAATAATAGAAAAAGAGAAAGACATCAAATGGAAGATTTAAGTACAATGCTCAAGGATTACTATAATGCAGTAGGCATTTCACCAAAGAGCAACAGAGAGATTGAACAGGTACTAGCACGACAGGCTATGATGGTAGCCCTAAGACCATACACTACCCTAGCACAGATAGGTCGCATGTTTGGTAAGCATCACGCTACGGCTCACTATGCCCTCAAGAATCACGACTTGAATATGGGCTGGAGTCCTATGTATAGGTTCTTCTACGAAACAGCAGAAGAAATAGTTACTAACAATCCTATAACTGGACAGCGTAGGGATGACAAGCTCACAGCAATGATGACAAGGCATAAGATGCATATCACCGAGTTGAAGAATGAGAATGAAGAACTCAATCAAAAGGTGGCACATTTATTGGAAATCAATCGTATATTGGAAAGAGAAAATAAAAACCTAAGCCAATATGCAGATAGAGTTTAGTCCAATCACAGGTTTCATGCTGGGTGTAAACTACGCCTACTACGAGGAGACTCAAGACCTAAGTGGATTGCATCTTATCCAGATTGCTCTAGGTTTGTTTATGATTCAAATATCGTGGGCAACATAGAGATATTTTACAGACAGAACTTTAAGAGGCTGACAGGCTTCATCAAAGAATATACGGATGGATCGTATGAGGTAGCATCGGACATAGTTCAGATGGTGTTTCTGCGACTCCTAGAATTAGAAGGCGAAGGGAGAACCAACTTTTACGAGGAGGACTCCCTTAACTTTTTCTATGTATATAGGTCTTGTATTAACACAGCCCTCAAATACCAGCGCACTAAGAGGCGCATCAATAAGGTCAGCATCGATGAGATGACCTACGATCAGATAGCGGATGAGGACTACCCAGAGTACAAGGTGGCTATGGAGAAGCTCATAGATATGATGGAGCAAGAGCTGGAGGACTTCCATTGGTACGATGCAAAGATGATGCGTATTCATATGCAAGGTACATCTATGAACAAGCTCCACAGAGAAAGCGAGATAGGATTAACAAGTATCAAGAACACGATTAAAAATGGCAAAGCAAGGATCTACGAAAAAGTCAAAGAGGACTGGCAAGACTTCGAGAACGGAGACTTCGACAAAATCTAAGGGGTTAGGAGACACCATTGAGAATATCACCACAGCGACAGGTATCAAGGCAGCTGTCAAGGCAGTAGTCGGTGAGGACTGCGGATGTGATGCTCGTAAGGAGAAGCTGAACAAGCTGTTCCCCTACAAGCGTGAGCCAGAGTGTCTTACTGATGATGAGCGCACCTACCTATCAGGAGGCGTTCTAAGAAAGCGTGTGATACCCTATGAAGATAGAGAGCGCATAGCGACTATACACGCTAGAGTATTCAATCACAAGTTTGATGTGCCGTGTACTTGCAATCCTAAGATCTGGATGCAATGGATGAGAGAGCTGCAAGAGTTGGTAGATGCAACTGCGTAAATACTTAAAAGAAGGTCGCAACCTAACCGATAGCCGCACGAAAGTCTGTGTTGAAGTAGGTAAGACAGGAGAAGCCTTGTTCAAGGAGATAACAGGCGCACTCAAGTCTAACCTAGAAGATGACAAAAAGCACATCGACTTCTACTGGGGAGAGAAGCTAGTAGATGTCAAAGGACTCAAGAAGATGCACCTGTCAGGGTATATCCTCCTAGAGTTCGTGAATGTATGGGGAGGCAATGGCTGGTGTTCTAAAAAGAGCAAGGCAGAGTTTATCGCCTTCCAGTTCCCAGAGGCGTTCTATGTATTCCGCAAGAGCCATCTAAGGATTCGAGCCATAGAACTCTGTGAGCCATTCTATAAGGATAAGGTAGAGCGTAGGAACTACATCCCCTACGAGGAGGCTCTACACAAGTGGGTAGGTAGATGGAACGCTCAGGATGTGTTTACCTATCTCAAGTTTGAGGATGTTGAAGATTTAATTTTTGAAGTGTTGCCCTATGCCACTACCGACAAAGAAACCAAATGAGAACAAAAACGAGTTCCTAACTAGATGTGTACACGATCACACTATGGTCAAGGAATACCCTAAACCAATGCAGCGTGTAGCTGTATGTATAGCCCAATGGGAGAAGGAATGATACTGGTACTATTTGGTATCGCATTAGGTATATCCTTGAACAAGCTGAAGCACTTAGCACAGCGAGTAGAGGATTTAGAGCTGTTCATTGAGGAAACTTTTTTCAAGGAAAAAGAATAGTTATTAAAAAACTTTTGTTTATATTGCTCACATATTCATAAACAATAGAGCAATGAAAAAGTACACTAAAGTTCAAGAGGCTACCTACTATGCGACCATAGGTATCGTAGCAATGACATTCACTTTTGCCGTTCTTGCCGTAGGTAAGGTATTGGCAATCTTATTAGGCACTACACTATGATCATGTTAGATGGAGCTGATTACGATCAGCAATGGCTTATTGAAAAAGCAAGAGATGATGAGTTCTACTACGGAGTCTTAAACAAACTAGCACTATCCTCTAGTAGCCTTAAGATGCTACTCGATAGTCCTAAGACCTTCCACAATGTGATGACCTATGGTCAGAAGGAGAACAGCCCAGCACTCTTACAGGGTAGGGTTATCCATACTATGATCCTAGAGCCAGAGAGATTTGATGACATCTTCGAGGTAGTAGATGTGGCTTCTAAGAACACCAAAAAGTTCAAGGACACCCAAGACTCAACGAGCAAGACTTGTATCACTAGAACGGACATGAACAAGGCAGAGCGCATCACAGATGCCTTCCATAGAAACGAACACGCTAAGTACTTCTTAAAGCAGAGCCAAACAGAGATACCTATGGTAGACATACTGGGAGGCTTCCCCTTTAGAGGTAAGGCAGACATCTGGAACGACAGCTTCCTAGCCGACATCAAGACAACCACAGACCTCAAGGCATTCCGATACAGCGCAGATAAATACGGCTATGATATGCAATGCTACATCTACTGCAACCTGTTCAACAGGTCGTATCAAGATTGGTACTTCATAGCCCTAGACAAAGCATCATGCGATATAGGTATCTACGATGTGAGTGAGGAGTTCTACAAGAGAGGTGAGGCGAAGTTCAACAGAGCCATCAAAGTCTATAAGGACTTCTTCGTGAAGGGTGAGGACTTGGATAGCTATATCATTAGAGATACGCTATGAGAAAGATATTGATAGCATGTGAGGAATCACAAGCAATTACAAAGGCTTTTAGAAAGCTAGGTTTTGAGGCTTATAGCTGCGACTTGCTACCTTCAAGTGGTGGTCATCCAGACTGGCACATACAAGGCGATGCGATAGCAGAGGCGTATAGCGGCAAGTATGATATGATGATAGCGCACCCACCTTGTACTTATTTAGCAGTAAGTGGTGCTAGATGGTTGTACAATAAGGACGGCTCTAGAAATGAAGAACGATATAAGAATCAAGCAGAGGCTTTAGACTTTGTTCAGCAGTTGATGGATGCACCTATTAAACATATAGCCGTAGAGAATCCTATCAGCGTTATATCATCGAACATTAGAAAGCCAGACCAAATCGTACACCCTTATATGTTCGGAGACAAGGCGAGTAAGTCTACCTGTTTATGGCTCAAGAATCTACCGAAGCTAGAACCTACTGATATTGTAGAGAAGGGTGAGTTTGTAGAATGGATAGGTAAGAATGGAAAGAAGAAACGCCAAGCCAAATGGTATTTAGATGCTTTAGCAAAAGCAAAGACTTCAGAGGAGAGAAGAACATTAAGAAGTAAAACCTTTCAGGGAATGGCTGATGCTATTGCTGATCAATGGAGCAAGGTATTATGAAGAAGCACACCAAGATCTACATGAATCACTTTAACTATGTGCTGGATGACTTCATCCCTTGTGAGGTTTGTGGATCGAGAGCCGTAGACATACACCACATCGAGAACAGAGGATCAGGAGGTGCTAAAGACAAAGACAGAATAGAGAACCTTATGGCTGTATGTAGACCATGTCATGTGATGCATGGAGATGTACCAAGTAAGGTAGACTGGTTGAAACAAATACACGAGAGAAAGCTATGAACAAGATGAATCAATTCCTACGCATTGCGAATGCGAGACTAAAGAAAGTGTACCCAAACAAGCAACAGAGAAAGGCTTGGGTAGCGAAGATGTGGGCAAGGTATTGTGAGCGCAAATCCTCACAACGATGAGCCTTAAATTGTCACAAAATAAGGGTAAAATTGTAC